CCCAAAAAACTTCGAAGAAAAATATGGGTTAAAAATTTTAGGCAAAAAGGAGTACCAACCCATGCAGTTTAGCGCCCAAAAAAAAAAAATGAGTTAGCTCACCTTGCCAACATTTATAGCAACACCTGTAAATCTTGTGGCGGCATAAAACTGGCGGGGGGTGCAAAGCACACCCTTGCCCCGCTAATGGACTCGTTTATTGCTAGGGTTTACGCCGCTGGGGGCAGTAAGAATATCGACCCCGACATAATAGACGCCACCGTAACAGAGTTTAAGAACGGGCTTAAAAAGGGCTATAAAAAGAATTTTAAGGATGTTGATGTTGATAGCTCTGATTTCGGGATGCTCTCGAATTTAGAAAACAATGCTTATCAGTTTGCCACAGCAAAAAACTACCAGGAGATGCGCCTGCTTACCGATGCCCTTACCAATGAGGCAGGCGAGTTACTCTCATTTACTGAATTTAGAGAGGTTGCAGAGAAACAATTTTTAAAATTTAACGAGGACTGGCTCGAGAGCGAGTACTCCACCGCCATTAGCGGCTCAATGAATGGAGCCCGATGGGCAGATTACACCCGCTCCGCCAAGGCTATGCCCTACCTACGCTATAGTACCGTTGGCGATAGCCACGATGCGCTGGACGGCACGGTTAAACGAATTGATGACAACTTTTGGGAAAACTACTACCCGCCCAATGGTTGGAGATGCCGCTGCACCACCACCCAAACGGGTAACAGTTCAGAAACTCCCGACGGTGCCATTGTTTACCCGGAGGTTCAGCCATTGTTTAGAACCAACCTGGCAAAGCAGGGGTTAATGTTTCCCAAAAACCACCCGTACTACAACGACGTGCCAAAGGAGGTGCTGCGTAAGTCAATGGCATACCTTCCACCAGCCAACACCTACCGAACCATTCGAGTTGATGGTGCTTTAATTGAGGAGCATGCAATGGTGCAGAGCGAAAACAAAGACAGTAGGGATAAAAATAGGGCAATTGCCGCTGCGCTAAAAAAGGGGGGATATAAAGATGTTAAACTACTGCCTCAAATTAATGCCAAGGATAAAACGGCAAGGCTTGCTCATTATGGCAATTATGCCGAAACCGAAACAACAAAATGCCCCGATGCCATTATTAACGGTAAAATTGTGGAGTTTAAAACCGCCACTAAACGGAATATGGCAAAGAGGGTTGCCGAAGCGGCTGGGAAAGCGGATGTATGTGTACTTCGCCCATCTTTTAACGCAACTAACGAATACATTGAAAGATTTAGCAAAGGGCAATTTAAAACAAACAAAAACTTGCAGGAGCTGATAATTGTTCGAGACAAAAGCATTAAAGTGCAAAAGCGGAACTAACCGAAGTTAGCCCCGCTTTTGGGTCCGTCCGGCCCGCAAGCCCGACAACACAAATATACACCATCAATATTTAAAAAGCAAGCATTATGGCAAAACAATTTCAGTATAAGGGTAAGGATTATAACTTTAGCCGCATAACCCCAAGGCTTGCCGAGGTTATGAACTTCCTGCCCGATGTGATGGCAACCACCTCGCTAAACTTTTTTAAGGATAGCTTTAGGCGGCAGGGATGGCGCGATAAGGGGCTAAAAAGATGGACACCCCGAAAGGATGGCAGCCGACCAGGTGGGGCAACCCTCATAAAGCGCGGTCACCTGCGTAACTCGTTGCGTAAAATAATGGTGAGCTGGAAGCGCACCGAGGTGGGTACAAACCTACCGTACGCCGCAGCGCATAATGAGGGCTTTAAGGGGCAAGTAAACGTAAGGGCGCACACACGCAAAAAGTACCAGCGCACCAAGGGCAAGCGCAAGGAGGCTACCGGTAGCTACGGCGTACGGGCGCACACACGCAACATGAGCCTTGAGCAACGGCAGTTTATGGGCAATAGCCACATGCTCGATAAGAAGCTTGACCACGTGGTGGGCAAAGCCATTGATACTATTTTTGATATTTAACCAAACTTTAAATACCAATGAAAAACGATTTAAACACACCCGGAATATTTGAGCATATGATGCTCGATATTGGCAACCGCCTAAAGGCCATTGTTAGCCAAAACGGCAAGAAAATAGTTAAAACCGTTGATGAGTGGAACAACCAGTGGGCATACCTGGATAAGGAAAAACCCTTTGAGTTCCCAAGCGTTTTTGTTGAGTTTGCCCAGTTTCCCTGGCGAAGCATTGGGGGTCGGGTGCAAATGGCAACGGGGCTAGTAAACCTGCACATTGGCATACGCACGTCGGCCACCAGCCGCCACGGGCACCAGCAGACCAGCACTTACTACGGTAACGCACGGGTGGTAGACGCTATTTATGCTGCGCTTAATGGGTGGGGCAGCGAAACTGGCTATATGGGCAGCTGGAGCAGGGTTAACTCGCAGCGCGACGCCGACCACGACGATATCATTGCCCATATAGAAACCTACCGATTTACGGTTAAGGATACGGGGGCAATGCCTAGCTACGTGAAGCTGGAGGGCGATAAGCTGGTGGTTGAAATTGAGGAGGAGGAGTAAATAAAAAAGCCCCGCCGGGTGGCGGGGTTTTTTCTATCTTATCTCACTAAAATCTAGCGACACCCTATAATCCTTACAATTGCTGCACGGTGATGTCATCCAAGATACCTGTTTGCTTTGACCTGGTAAAATCTGATCCCTAATATAGGTTTCATCTGTTTGAGTAACTTCGCCTTTTTTGTCAAAATACTTAATCCTAAGTATAATGTTACTAACAGGAATAGATGAGTCATTTCTTACCCTAGCCTCCCCTTTTATGTAGTTCTGGTAATCGTATTGTGTCGCGTTATAATTTACAATTTTAACCTCTCGATAAACTTCGCCTAATAAACTAATTTTCTTCCCGTCGGTTTGATCTCCTTCGAGCCATACGTGAAATACGCCTTTTGTATCAACAATTTTACCCTCATTTAGGTAAAAATATTGCTCTATAGGTACCGTCATCCCCAAATTGTTTTTAGTAGAACCCATTGCTAATATAGTTTCAATTGTATCTCTGGGCGTTTTAGGCACTTCAATAAGCGTCCAATTATTCATAGGATAATACTCTAGGTCTCTAACTTGACCCCAATACAAAAAATCAAACTGCCTATATCCATCGCCACCATTTAGGTATTTTAAAGTCTGCGATACTGCTTTTTTGTTTTCAGACATTAACTCATAAGAGATTACTGAAATAACAATTCGAATTATAAATAGCGAGGCAATAACAATTGCGGCTATTCCAAGTATTTTGAAAAACTTTTTCATAATTGAGATATTTTAATTTTAACAAATTTATAAAAAAACCGACGGTTTAGGCCGTCGGTTTTAAATTATTTTTGTATTCCCATTGCCTTAAACATGGCAATGGCGCTATCCTCGTCGGGCATTAGGTCCTCAAGCATCGAGAGGGCAAAGAATATATCCTCTTTATACAGTAACGCCTCATCAACATTCTTAACCAGGCTAATTAGCCCACGCACCCGGTTAAGCCAGTCCTCGCCCGTAAAGTGCGGCGGTAACTCCACTATAAAGCGGCCATCGTCTTTTGCAACGGTAATCATAGCGCACCTCCTTTCTGCTGGGCGGTGCACCCCTTGCATTTAATAATAACCTTTACCAGCTCGCCACCCTTTACGCATAGCACCGCGCTACGGCGGTTGCTGGGGTAACGGCACTGGCAACGGGTGCGGGTGCGGTAGGTTTCAAATCCTTGGGCGGTGGCGGCATCCATCTGCTGGGTAAGCTCGCTCTTTAGGTTTACGTATATGGTTTCCATTAGGCCAAGGATTTATGGTTGGTGAACTGTAATTCTATCTGGCGAACCTTACCCCTCTCGTTCATTAAGGTGGCAAGGCGTGGCGATAGGCACGCAACCCTTAGGATATGGAAGTTATCCTGTGGGTAACGCTTCTTCAGTCTATAGGCGTTGCCGCTGTTGTAGCTGTAGCCGCTTGCTTGAAGTATCTCCTTGCGTGGGTAGCCAATTACACCGTTTTGAATAATTGGCCACACACCAGCAATGGGTTCTGCCACCACTGCGTTACGGGTTAGCAACTTTATTAATATTTCATCAACTGAAATACTGAATTCTGGACTTAACCACTGAGCATAACGCATAGCAATCCTATAATCTCCTGCCCATGTGCCTTGATTTTTTCCTCCTTGTTTAACGTGCAGTAAATCAGCCGTGGCACTTTTTAGTGCCACGGCTAGTGCATTTATGTAATCTTTTGATTCTTGGGTTTTTAACCAAACCTGCGGCCTTTTTGATCTCCCGAAAAGTTTGGACATTTCGGTGAGGTTAACTTTAACATTACCGTTGACTAATTCTACGGCAAACTTTCGGTGGTCGATCTCCACCAGTTGCAGTTCATTTTTTCTTTTCATAATTTAGTGTGTTTTAGACTTGGGGCTAAAAAAAACGGCAGCCCACTTCCCGTTGTCTAGTCCACACAGGGGCTTGGCCGTCCATTAGGATGGACCACGGGGTTAGGCTGCCGCGTATCGGTTGGGGCATAAAAAAATGCCCGCGCAGTGTTCGGGCAGCAAAACTACCCTGTGTGAAACTAGACACCGCAATGATACGATTTTTTTTCAGGCAAGTCAAGTTTTTGGTTAAAAAAGATTTAGCTGCTTACTGGCGTTTTCATCAAGCCGCTTTAGCTCCGCCTTGGCGTTGGTTCCCAAAT